ATCAAACTAAACCAATACTTAGGTTCATTAGGTGCTGCTGTACCTTCAACAACTGTATCAACACAACCAGTCTTTAGAAATACTGGTGCTGGATTACTCGGTGGAGCATTAACAGGAGCTAGATTAGCTGGAATGATACCAGGAGTTGGTGCTGGTATGGGAGCTATTGGTGGTGGATTACTTGGAGGGTTCTTTTAATGGTAGCAAAAGCATTACAAAATAGAGGTCTTATCCCTTCTTCACCTTTAAATGTTTCAATGAATGTTATCCCTAATATGAATGTGGGTGGAATGGGAACACCTAGAACAACACCATTTTCTACATTTACGACTCCAAGAAGTTACTCAGCTTTAAATACTGGTGGAATGTCTATGGGTGCTAACAATCCTGGAGGTAGATTTTCAGCTCTAACTGGTATGGGTGCAAATGCACCTGGAGGAAATCAAATGACTCCTCAAAATACTTTTGCTGCTGGTATGGAACAAGGTGCAAAAAATGTATATGCCAAACCAGCTTTTGTAAGACCTACACAACAAAAACCTAATGTGCCTCCAAATCAATTAGGTCAAAATTTATTAGATTTTGCATCAAGTCCTCAAGGTATTGGTTTTGCAAGAGGCTTGTTAGAGGCAAGTGGTTATTCCACAACTCCGGTTTCTTTTGGTCAAGCTATAGCTCAAGGACTTGGGTACATGACTGAGGCAGATCAAACTGATGCAGAGAGAAAACAACAAGAGTTTGAAAATTTATTATTAGAAAGACAAGTAACATTACAAGAACAAGAAGCAGCAAAACCAGAGGGAACATTTACACAAACACTTATTGATGTGCCTGATGGTAAAGGTGGTACTACTAAACAATTAGTTAATGTTGCTCCAGATGGAAAAATATCAACAATAGGTGGTGGTGGTACAAATATTAATATTAATGATGGAACTTCAGATGGTTTTAAGGAAGTTAATGAGAAATATGCTAAAGAGTTCATAGAGTGGATAAACACAGGTTCTTACGAAGTTGAAAAAGAAAATTTAAAAAAATTAGATGAATCATTAGACACATTAAGAAATGAAAATGTGACTGGTGCAATTATTGGTTTAACTCCAAATGCTGTTCTATCAGTTTTAAATCCTGAAGCACTAAATCTTCAAGACAATATATTGTTTTTCAAGGTCTAAGAGCAACACTTGGAGCTCAGTTTACTGAGAGAGAGGGTAACAGATTAGTTGAAGCTGCATTTAACCCTATGTTAAGTGAAGAAATGAACATTGTTAGATTAGAAAGAATGCGTGAAAGAATTGCAACCATGATTGAGTCTAAACAAGCAGCAGTAACTCATTTCCAAAATAACAATGGAGATATGTCAGGTTATACAGGACAAGCAACATTTAATCTAGATGAAGCTGTAACTAATGAAAATGATATTGCAATCAACAATGGTAAAGATGCCTTCTTAGCTTCAATATATTCAGTAGATGATTACAAAGATTTTAGTAACGAAGAATTTGTAGAATATTTCCAAAATGCACAGCCAGAAGAACAAACATTTATAATAGAGAATGCTGAAACAATAGGATTGGATGTAAATTAATGGTAGATAAAAATTTAAAATTAAGCGACCTTACTGGTTCACAAAAAACTAATGATGGACTAAATAAGTTCAAGCAAGACTCAAATGTATTTTTACAAGCAATAACTAATGTTCCCTCAAGTGCTAAAAAGTTTGTTAAAGATGTTGTAACACCTTTTCTAAATCCAATACAAACAGCTAAAGATTTAGGTTCACTAGGCTCTAGTGTTGTTAATTTAATTAGACCTGGAGAGCAAGGAAATGAGGAAATTGCAAGACAAGTAGGTAATTTTTTTGTTCAAAGATATGGGAGCTTAGAAAATATTAAAAAAACTTTTGCTACTGATCCTGTAGGAATGTTATCTGATGTTTCAATAATATTAACAGGAGGAGCTGCTTTAGCACCTAAAGGTGGTCAAGTCGCATCTATTGTAAGTAAAGCTGCAAAAGTTACTGATCCTATAAAAATAGGGAGCAAAGGTGCATCATTAGCTGGTGAACTTCCTACTCAATTATTTGGTGCAACAACTGGTGCTGGTGGTAGAGCTATTAAAGAAGCAATAGAAGCTGGTGCTGAAGGTGGCACAAGACAAAAGAAATTTAAAGAAGGTATGAGAGGTGAAGATTTAGAGAGTGTTGTAACCGATGCTTACAATTCTATAAAAGAAATAAATAAAGCAAAAAGTAAAACATATAAAGATGGAATTTCAGGGTTACAATTAGGTAAAACAAAAATTAATTTTGATAAAGTCGATGATGTTATAGCAAAATATAAAAGCAAAAACACTATAGGATCACAAGGTAAATTAAAATTAAACCAAGACTCATCTCGAAAATTAAAAGAAATTGAAGATTTAGTCGATCAATATAAAAAAGATCCATCTTTGCATACAGCAGAAGGTTTAGATTTTTTGAAACAAGAAATAGATTCATTATATCCAACTGGTTTAAATGTAGGACAACCTGGTACTGTTGTCGCTGATATAAGAAAAAGTGTTTATAACTTAATTGTAAGCGAAGTTCCTGATTACAAAAAAGTTATGAATGCTTACGAGAGTGCGACTAAAGCTGAAAAAGCTATAATTAAAGAATTAAGTCTAGGTAAAAATGTAGGCACAGGAACTACACTTAGAAAACTAAATCAAGCTGTTAAAGATAATGCAGCATCAAACTTTGGTAATAGAGGTGAAATAGTATCAAAACTAAATCCTGATATTATGCCTAAATTAGCTGGTGGTGCTTTGTCATCTTATGTGCCAAGAGGTTTACAAGGAGTCATAGCTGGTGGTGGTCAAGTTCCAGCAATGGCATACGCAGTATCTCAAGGAGCAAATCCAGCAGCTTTTATACCTGGGTTATTAGCACAGTCTCCAAGACTTGTAGGTAATATAGCAAATGTTTATGGAATGGCAAAAGGGCCACTTAGTCAATTCCCATTATCTACAACATCAAAAGTTTCTAGACCACTAGGATTATTATCAAACCAAATCCAAAACAACGAAGAATTACAGAATAGAGGATTATTACAATGA